ATCAGCGGCAAGTACTACTGCTCGGGGCTCGCCGACAAGCGCGGCCACTGTGACCCCGCGGCGTGGATCGACAGCGCCGCCGACATCAAGCGGGTCGCCGTGCAACGGAACCTCACGGTCCGCGGGATCGTCGAGCACCGGGCGGAACCCATGCCGCGGCCCGCCTCGAAGCCCCTGAGCGAGCGGCTGATCCGCGAAATGTCCGCGGTCGAACGGAAGCGGCATCCGGGCAAGTCCAAGGGCGAACTCCGCGAATTGGTCATCGACAAGTACGCCCCCAAGTGGAAGCGGAAGTGATGTTCACCGCCCAAGACGTCGTCGATCACCTGCTCACGGCCACCGGCGGCGGCGCCCAGGACGGCGAGCACCGGGCCATCCGGCAGGCGGTCGTCCACGGCGTCCGCGAGGTGTTTCAGGCGCGGTCGTGGCTCTGGCACACCAAGACCGGGGCGTTCACGACGCTGCGCATCGCGACCACCGCCACTGCGATCACGGCCGGCTCCGCCGTCATCACCGTGGCCGACTCAACCGGCATCGTCCCGGGCCGGATCCTCGCCATCACCCCCGGGTACTTCGCCAAGACCGTCCGCGCCGTGAGTGTGCAGGGGAACTCGGTCACCGTCGATTCCGTTGCCAGCACCTCGCTCGTGGCCCCGAACACTGCCAGCGTCCTCGTCCAGACCTACTACGACCTCCCGGCCAACGTGAAGGACATCGATGCCCTCTGCACGGAAACCGTGGGCACGCTGCACTGCTACATCGCGCCAAAGGAGTGGCAGCGGCTCGAGATCAACACTCGCGGGGCGGGCGAGCCGTACTACTACACGATCATGCGGAGCGACGTGAATCCGGACCGCTACCAGGTCCGGTTCGTGGGCGTTCCCACCGACGGCACGGTTGTCTCCTACACCTACCGCTACATCCCCGACACCATCCGACTGATGGGCTACGAGCCCTCGTGCCGCGCGGGCACTGCGACGGTCAGTTCGACCACGGTGACGATCACGGGCAACACCCTGCCGCCGTCCCTCGAGGATGCCGTGATTCGCTTCGGCACGGCCACGGCCAACGCCGATCCGGCGGGTTCGCTGACTCCTTACGTCCACGAGCGGCGGATCGTCGCCCGGGTGACTGACACGACGCTCACTATCGACTCGGCCCTCCCCTCGGCCGCCAGCGGCGTGAAGTATGCGATTTCGGACCTGCTCGAGTGCTCGCCGCAGATGTACACGGCGATCCTCTCGGCGAGCGAGATGTGGTACGCGCGTCTCGCCGGCAAGCCGGCCGTCGAGGTGGTGCAGCTTTTCAATCGCGACCTGCGGCTGGCGATGGAGAACGACGTCGTCAGTCCGCTCTCCGGTCGGCCGCGAATGATCGACTACCCCACCGCCCGCTCCATGGGCTGGAAGTCCCGGCAACTGCCGGACCAAGGGTGACCCATGCGCATTGAAAAGTGGCTCGGCGTCGCGACCAGCGCAAGCCCCTACGCCCTGCCGCCGGGCGCCATGGTCCGGCAGAACAACCTCCAGATCCAGCGGCCCGGGGAACTGGTGCCCCGGCCGGGGATGCAGGCCGTCTACTCCGCCAAGGACTACGACGAGGTCATTGGCATCTACCGGGTGAGCAACGGCGGCAGTTCCTCCGATGCCCTGATCGTCTGCTTCAAGCCCAACGCCACCACAACCACGATCAAATACCTGACGCCCGTCCCCAGCGGCAACGAGAACCAGTGGACGATCACCACGGTCGCCACCATCTCGACGACGGCCACCGCCAGCCCCACGTTCTGCGAGGAC